GATTAATATATGTAGTTTCATCAAATTTAATATAAATGTTATCACCCTTTTTAATTGTATTAGTTGATGCATCAGAATCATACATTAGCTTAATATTATCTTCATAGAACCAAGGTCGCAATAATCCATTTAAAGGATCAATTGCTGCATGATATGAAACGTTTTGAGTATCTGCTAAGACTTGAGTAGAAAAATTATCAACTACTACGCCAGATTTTGTTCTATTAGTTCCGGATGAGTCAAGTACATCAAAATTAGTAGTATCAAGTTCTAATAAACTAAGTGATGTAAGTTCTTCAATTTTATCAACACGATCTTCGAGTCTACCAATATCTGCCATAGTAAAGCGCTTAGCCTCAACTTTTTCTACAGATAAATCATTTTCATCAATTGTATTACCATTTAATGTAATATTATAAAGACCTAGTGTTCTTTCGGGTTTTTCTGGCAAAGATGGATCAAACCCTGAAGGTCCTTCCACATATCTGATAACGCCTTCAGTGTCAATAACTAGTCTAGCAGATTGTGATTGATAATAAGTAACATCTGATCGTATTAAATCTGTAGGCTGTGGTAGTTCAGAAACTCGACCACCAGTTGATGTATTAGAATATTCACCATCTGAGTCTTGAACTGGTCTAAAGTCTAAAACACTTCTTAAATTTAAGGTAGCTCCGGTGTTTAAAGTGTAATTTGGAATATCGCCATACTCAACTTGACCATTATAAGAATTAACAGCAAAGAAATCTCCAGCCGTGCCATGCGTAAAATATCTAAATTTAGCATGAACAGAACCACCTGGAGCAGAGTTTCCACCTTGTAGTACTAATCTTCCAAGTCCATAAAAATTATCTCTTTGACCATTGTCAAGAGTATATCTATTTTGATAACTTATACTACTATCAATATTGCTAACTACTTCAGTAAGATCATAAATATCAGCTTTGCCGAGTTGAATATTTCCGTCACCATCAGGTGTTGTAGTAATAGCACCGTATGCTAGTGTTTTAGTTCTAACTAATCCTGTAGATTTATTTACATATGCATAAACTTCTAAGTTACTAGAATTAATAGGCAATCCTGAAATACTAGCATTAGCAGTACCAGCACCAGAAACAGTTACGCTGCCAGTATATACATCACTGTCTGCATTAGCAAATACCCAGTCACCAGTATTAGTAAACGTTTCACCAGATCCAGAAACAGAAATTGTTGCTACACCAGATCCATTAGTTGTAGTAGTAAATCTACGTTGAGTTGCTAGTGATATGTCTGATAATGTACTAGGTCTAGTTCTAGGTAAAGAAAATAATAAATTATTATTCGCAGTTTCTTCTAAAACTGCTTTATTCGAAACTAATGTTGGATTAAAGTAATTGGTTACGCTTGTTCCTATACTTTTTACATCTCTAAAAGCTTGACCAGCATTCATTTGAATATCAAATAAATGATACTTATAATTAGCTCCATCTTCAGTGATAGCTCTAACACGAGCTGTGCCAATGGTAGAACCTCCATAATCGGCAACTGTTCTAAGATTCATTAATTCAAATGAATTAATATTTGGTAATCCTTTTGTTTGCCCCGCGGCAGATGAAACTCGAACATAGTTACCAAATTCAGCAGATACAACATCATTATTAATTACAATTGTGTTAGTAGACTTTTCAACTCTTAAAGTTGTTGGAACATATCTAGCTGCTCTATATCCTTCAACGACTGCAATGCCATCAGAAACATTTAAGTTTAAAAATCCAGTATCTGAGTCAGTTTCAAAACTAATTATAAATGGATCTACAAGATAATCACCTGAGTTCTCAAAAATTCTTTGAGCAATTAGTTGGTTAGGAATATTATATCCATCAATTGCAGCTACTGCAGATTGAATAATACCATTTGTAATAGTAGCTACATGTACAAAGTTTTCATCAGAATCAATTTCATTTCTCGTAGCGATTGATAACCGAATTCTATAACGATCAGCTCCAGGTGCAGAAACATTTGGCGTTGCACCTTGATTGTCGTAAAGTGCTGTATCATCAGCGATTGTTACAACATCTTCTATAATTTTAAATCCACAATCAGCATTAGGCGCATCAGAATATTTTGAAATAATCTTTGACTGTGATTCAACAAAAACAAAATGTCCATTGGTGTAATAGATACCTTGACCAATAGAAAATCTAGAACCAACTCCAATAGCTGGATTGGCGACAGTATTTGTTGTTTGTACTACTAGAGTAGTGCTTCCATTATTAATTGTTTCTGCAGGATTCATTCGAATTATAGTTGCAGTAGATGCTGGAGATGCAAGTGTAGATGTGTACTGTACGTATAGTGTAGCAGGATCAACTCCAGCCGCAGGAATAATTTCTAATATCTTTGCAACTACACCAGATGTTTGACCAGTAAATGATGATCCAATTAATGAGGTTGTATCTGCAGGAAGATTGTATACACTAGTATCTAATTTGATGAATTCATATTTAGAATTAAGGTTAACACCACCGGGCTTAACAACTGCTCCTTCTACAAAAATATTATCACCAAATCTTTTAATTTGATTTTGAATAATAGTCTGAAGTTGAGTTAACTCTCTAGCTTGTAGCGCAACACCGCTATTAAAGAGAATCTTATGATAGTTATCACTATCAAGATAATCATCTTTATATGTATTAGTAAATGTTGAGCTAGTAATAGTAGTTGCCATTTTAATTTATCCTATAGAGTAATTACAGCTTTAATATCTTCAGTTTGTGTAAGAGTTCTTTCAACCGGTGCTCTGTTTTCAATATAAAGAATGTCGTGTTTAAATCTTTCAACACTACCATTATAAAAAGCATCACTATCTGCATCAGCGCCAGCAGCAACTAAAGTACCACTTTGACCACCACCAGTAATTGTTTCACCTTCATTAAAAGTTTTAAATCCGGTTATTTCTGTCTGATGAGCATATAGCTTATCACTATCTATATCATCGATAATAGCTTTTGCTCCGGAAGTTGAACCGGTAATTACTACATCTCTTGTAAATGTTTCAGCATCTGCAGATGCAGTTAAGAGCAGATATCTAAGTAATCTACCCGTGTCATTAGTATAATCTGAATCAGTATATTTTAATGGTCTTTTAATCAAAGCAATTTGTCTAAAATCTTGATTAGCAACAATAAAGTCTCCGCCTTCAGGGCCTGAAGGTTTAACGTTAAACATTAAAGATGAGGATCTCATATCAACAATGGCGTTGCCGCCTATTCCAGAATCGCTGCCTATGATTGCTCGAGCAGCAGCACCTGATCCACCGCCTCCACTAATTGTGACACTTGCATAATCATATCCATAGCCCATAGTTAATCCACTATCTAAGCTTGAATCTAGTGTAAGCAATACGACTTTACCACCAGAAACTGTTGCGCTCATTGCCGCGCCATTGCCGTTTCCTTCAATAGTTACAGTAGGATTACTAGTATATCCATTTCCTTGATTAGTAAGTGCAACTCCTACAATTTGTCCTTTAGTAGCTGCATCTTGAACTGTAGCTTGTTCTCTTTCTACTCCGGTTAATCCAGGAGCATTTGCAGAATCATAAATCTTTTGTACAGGCATAAAGTTTGAAGATAAGAATCTAGAACTCGTAGTTCCAGATAATGAATACATAAATTTCCAAACATATCCATCAGCCATATTAACTGGAACATTGCCTCCAAATGATGGCTTTTCAGTAGAAGCTACTGATACACCTAATGCAGTTTTACCTTGCTTTAAGCACAAATATACGTTATTGTCTTCAGTAATAACATAGTAAGCATTTGAAGGAACTGCAGAAAGATCGTCATCATATGAATTATAGATTGTACCAGAAACCCAATTGTATCTCGGAATAACATAAGAAACATCAGTTACTTTTTTAATTGATTGACCAGAAAGCTTAAAGTTTCGAATTGATCTTAAGCTATTTGTTGGTGCTGGTACAGTTTCAGCACTATCCCACACTTCTGATCTACCAATAGCAATATAGTATCTATCAGTAGCATTAGTGATTTCATCATATACAGTATCTAGTATCTGAGTTTTAAATTTATTTGTAACAATCGCAGACATATTTGTTTCCTATTACGTAATTGTAACTAATGCATTTGCAGCACTAGCAGCACCAATCATAAACCAATTAGAACCATCCCATACACATTGTGCAGAACCATTTTGTGTAAGTGCAAATGATGTACCTTGAGCAAAATTAGTTGGAATTACTGTAGCTAATCCAGCATTTTTATTAATAAAGATTTTTATTTCACCTACTACTGTGCCATCAGCTAAAGTTGCAGTAATCGCAGTCGCTTTATTCAATTGAATAAAGGTTTTGCTACTTGAGCAAGTACCAGTGTTTGTCATAATTTGAGTATCATATGCAACTTTATTTACAAAAACAGCGCCAGTACCTAAAGAGCTAACTGCTAAATTAATATTCGCATCTGCACCTGCAACAGCAAGTGTTGGTGCATTACTATATCCAGCATTAGTAGCTGTAAGATTATTTACAGCAGAAGCTGTTGGTGTAACACCAAGTAAAACTGCGCCATTTGTATCTTTAATGCTAGTAACAATTGTTGGCGTATTAATTGTCGGTGAAGTAATAATTTTATTAGTTAATGTATCAGATGTTGCTCTTCCAACGATAGTATCTGTGCTAGTTGGAAGAGTTAATGTACCAGTATTACTAATGCTACCAATGACCGGTGAAGTAAGTGTTTTATTAGTTAAAGTTTGAGTAGCAGTATCGATAACTACATCACCAGATGCATCAGGAAGAATAACTGTTCTATCGGCAGTAAGAGTTAACGCTTTAAGAATTAACTCATTTGCATCTGCGCTATCACCTTCAAAAATAATACCATTACTATCAAATTGAATTCCAGGTGAGAGAATGTCACTATCACCGCCAAAATGATTATACAGCTCTACAAAGTTCGCATTGATTTTAGTTGCAGCTGAACGTAACGTATCACCACTACCATCATTAGCAACTGTGCCGGTTGATAAATTTTGTCTAGTCATTATTTAGCCCTATCTTAAAATCTTAATAGTATTTATACTAGAAAGACGAATCGCTGAGATATCTTGTGAACATATCATTATCTATAGTTTCAAAAGTAAGTGATAGATCAGGTCTAACTACATCACTATCATCAAACGTAAACGAGTTCGGATTGACGATTTGTTTAATATTATCGTAGAAGCTATCCAATTGTGAACTACTAAATGTTGTGTATTTCTGTATAATTTCATTCAAGCTGTAGCGAACATTAGTTCCATCAGAATCAACAAGACCTGTCATACTACCAAAGGCAATAGGTACAGCTGATGCTTCTCCTTGAACAATGCCAACCGACAGTCCAGGAATTGACACAATTTGAGCTTGATCTAGATTTAAATTAGCTTCAGCTTCAGTTATAACTTCACCTTCAAAATAAAAACCAGCAGGATGAACAAACTTCTTATAAAGTGTTTCGTATTGTGAAGTCCCTAATCCAACTTTTACTAGAATAGAGAAGATTTGATATTTTCCATTATTTTGAATAAACTTAAGAGAGTTATAGCCAATATCTGATTCTCCAACAATGAATATATCTTTCTTAGGATATAATACATCTACTGGTTGTTGATAGAACGCTTGAAAAAATTCTTCAATTGAAAATCTAGATCCTTTATTTCTATAACTTTCTGCAAATCTTGTCATAGTAAAGCGTGGATCTTTAAACAATCCACCGCCCGGTAGAGATGTTGTTTCATTAATAAGCAAGTTTAGATATTCGGTCGGTGTTTCTTGAATATCTCTAATAGAGTTTAATTGTCTAACTTCAGTATCAAAAGCGTGTGTGCTATCAGAATCTAAAAAGTTATAATATAATTCTAAAACTTTAATTAAATCAGGGTATTCTGCGCGAAAAAACTCAGGTAAAACTTCAGCAACGCTTCGTTTTCTAAAGTTTACATTTCTGCGATTGACATCTTTTAGTTTATGTGACATATTTTACAACGTAATATTAGTATTCTGATAATCAATAATAGCTAGTGCAGATGATAATTGAACGTCAATGTCCAAAATATAATTACGCAATGGTCTAATTGTACTTTGATTAGATGGTGTTACCGATATTCTTAAAATGCTTCCTCCTTCAATAGAAGTTGGATTGAAACCTTCTAACGAAACAACGCCTGTGTCTGCGGCATAGGTTCCAACATTATCAACTTCAACTCCACCATCGGCATTTATGACTTGTAATTTAGTAGAGCTTAATTTATTTCTAATAAAACAAATTCTAGAATTAAATGTAAATCTACTACTAGTTACTCGAGTAAATTCATCATCAGGCGTTGCAATCGCAACAGGAAAATTAATTTTATATGATAATGCTTGGCCAGTCACTGGTGTAATTTGCTGTTGCAATTTGATATTAATATTAGCATTCAAAATAGATGCATCAATATCATCGATAAGACTAAGCAAATTAGATCTTCTCCAAACTTTGCCAAACCTTTTAAGATTGTCAGTAAAGTATTGTTGGATTGTAGAAAACACTTGATTTTCAGTTGCTTTTGCTGTGCTAGTAGTTAAATCAGGATCAAAGTTAAAAATTGCTTCTACTTCTAAAAAAGTAGTA